CGAAACTCGTCTGATATATTCATGGACTATCAGGAACGCTTCTATAGTGAAGTGTTCTTCCCATATCTATTAGAGAACAACATCACCCAGATACTTCACCTTGGAGATTACTACGACAATCGAAAGACTGTCAACTTTAAAGCACTGGCACATAACCGTAAGATCTTCCTAGAGAAGTTACGCGAGTATGGCATTACTATGGATATCATTCCGGGTAACCATGACGTGTACTACAAGAACACCAATGAGTTGAACGCACTGAAGGAACTACAGGGTCACTACATGAATGAGGTTAACCTTATCATGGAACCTACCGAGATGAACTATGATGGTCTCTGTGTAGGACTAGTACCTTGGATCAACCCAGAGAACGAGAAAGCATCACTTGAGTTTCTTGCAAACACAAAAGCAACTCTTATAGGCGCACACTTGGAACTACAAGGTTTCGAGATGGCACGAGGTCAGGTGTGTATGTCAGGTATGAGCAAGTCTCACTTCGATAGATTCGAGACTGTTCTGACTGGACACTTCCATGCCAAGTCTTCGCAGGGTAACATCCATTATCTTGGGGCACAGTATGAGTTCTTCTGGAATGATTGCGGTGATCCGAAGCACTTCCATGTACTTGATACAGAAACAAGAGAAGTAACACCTGTCCGTAATCCTCTCACTATCTATGAGAAGATCTACTATGACCACGAGCAGATGAATAAGTTCCAAGACTTGTCTCATCTAGATAACAAGTTCGTTAAGATCATTGTGGTCAATAAGGGCAATATACTAGAGTTCGAACGGTTCGTTGATAGAGTACAGCAACAGAACATCCACGAACTAAAGATTGCCGAAGACTTCAAAGACTTCCTTGGCGAGAACGTAGGTGACGATAACATCAAACTTGAGGACACAACCACACTGGTAAATTCTTATGTTGATAACGTGACTACTGACTTAGACAAGGATCGTATTAAGCAAGAGATCTCTGCGTTAATGACAGAAGCACAGTCAATGGAAATAATGTAATGGAGATGGTACAATTGGAGATGTTCTGGTCACACTGGTGTGAGCGCATTAATGGTCTAGTATCTTATCCAGTGTCGTATCCGTGTGGTCATTGTATGGAGTTAAGTCCTGAAATATAATTATAGTGTTCGAGAGATAACTATGAACCAAGGAGCAGATTGTATTAAGAGGTACCATTATCTTGGTAACCCATACATGGATGCTCCCAACAATATGGTTTATGGTTTGATCTACGGTGAGGATGTCGTGGGGGTGGTTCAGTTTAGCGAAGGGCATTGTCATCCGTCTTTCGTTCCAATCTACTTTGGAGTGAACGCCCCCACGACTGGTCTCTGGGACATAACTCGACTAGTCGTATCACCTGATCACCAGACCGAACACAACATAACCTCGTGGTTTCTATCACGAGCATTGAAGTTGTTGAAACCTAAGTATGTGGTGACAATGGCAGATAACAGGATGCACGATGGTACTATCTATGCCGCCATTGGGTTTGACTACTATGGACTACTGAAGGACAGAGGCGTTCCGGGACTAGAAGACGTAGAGTTTCATGTGTTCACTAAGTCCTATGACAAATCAATACAATGTGTGTGGGAGAAAATAAAGTTTGACAAGACTGACTATTAATGGTATAATACTCGTATGATTAAATTTACTAAACTTCGTTATAAAAACTTCCTGTCTTCAGGCAACGCATTCACTGCTATCGACTTCGATGCGGCACCTACCACTTTGGTGATAGGACATAATGGTTCAGGCAAGTCCACCATGTTGGATGCCCTATCGTTTGGTCTGTTCGGCAAACCTCACCGTAAGATCTCTAAACCACAACTCGTGAACTCTATCAACCAGAAGGGTACTGAAGTTGAGGTAGAGTTTAATATAGGTAAGGCACAATACAAGATCGTGCGTGGTATCAAACCTAACATCTTTGAGATCTGGGTAGACGGTAACATGGTCAACCAAGACTCCCACGCCAAAGAGTATCAGGCAATGTTAGAGAAGAATATTCTCAAGTTGTCTCACAAATCATTCCACCAGATTGTTGTTCTTGGATCAAGTTCCTTTGTTCCGTTCATGCAGATGACAGGGGGCGCAAGACGTGAGGTGATCGAGGATCTACTCGACATCAACATCTTCTCTAAGATGAACTCTCTATTGAAGGAGAAGTCTTCTATACTGAAGGATGCTATCAGTAGTAACTCTCATTCAATAGAACTGGTCAAGACTAAGATCAACGCACAGAAGAAGTATCTGCGTGACCTGAGTGCTGTTAACGAACAACACAAGGCAACCAAGGAAGACGAGATACAAACACTGTTCGATGAGATCTATTCACTTGAGGAACAGAATACAGCACTAAATGTCAACCTTGATACTGATACCCTATGTACATCATTGGACAAACTTAAACCACAACGTACACAGTTGATGGCATATCAAGCACAGTTCAAGACTCAGATCAAGTCTGTTGTCAAGGAAGCAAAGTTCTTTGATGAGAATGAACACTGTCCTACTTGTGATCAGGGTATCGATTCAGACCTCCGTGACTCCAAGAAGGAAGGTGCGAATGCTCGTGCCAAGGAACTGTCTACGGCAATGACCAAAGCGTCTGATCAGTTAACTTCTTTTGATAATGATATAGATGGACTAGAGGTACAACTCAAAGAACAACAGGGTACTATTAGAACGATACAAAGTAACACCCAGTTGATCACTAGACTAACGAGTAACATTGATCGTATCCGTCAAGACATATCAGAGATGGAAGGAACTACAGGTGACCTACAAGGTGCCAACACAGAACTGAATAAGTTGAATGAGTTTAGTATTTCTAAGAACGAAGAGAAGTTCACACTAGGTGAACAGTACTCGTACAATCAAGTGGCAAGTGAGTTACTGCGCGACACAGGTATTAAGACCAAGATCATTAAGCAGTATGTACCAGTTATCAATCAGTTGACTAACCAGTACCTACAGATACTAGACTTCTTTGTTCACTTCGATCTGGATGAGAACTTCTCCGAGACTATCCGTTCACGTCACCGTGACAACTTCTCGTATGATTCATTCTCTGAGGGAGAGAAGCAACGTATCGATCTATCCTTGTTGTTTACATGGAGACAGATTGCTAAGATGAAGAACAGTGTTGCCACCAACCTATTGATCCTTGATGAGACATTTGATTCATCTTTGGATGATGATGGGGTTGACAACCTGATGAAGATCCTGTATAGTCTAGGGGAAGAGACCAATGTATTTGTTATCTCTCACAAGGCAGAACTGGAGGACGCACAGTTTCAGAGAAGACTGGAGTTCGTGAAGGATAAAAACTTCTCTAAATTGAAGACTGCCGCTTGACAAGGTGTCTTGTGTGTGATATAATGACTGTATTAAACAAACAAACTAAATGAGATGTGTTATGGAATTATCTGATCGTACCCTGAATGTACTTAAAAACTTCGCAAACATTAACAGCAACATCGTGTTCCGTGAGGGCAACGTACTGAAGACTATCAGTGTTGCCAAGAACATCCTTGCGAAAGTAACACTAGACGAGACTATCGATGCTGAGTTCGGCATCTATGATCTTAATGAATTCTTGAGTGTGATGGGTCTGGTTGAGAAACCTACTCTATCATTCAAAGATAAGCACGTTATCGTATCTGACTCTACTGGTCTGCGTGGTAACCGATACTTCTACTCTGACATTGATATGTTGTCTGCTCCTACCAAGGATGTAGTAATGCCAGAACCAGAAGTTAAGTTCACCTTGGACACAGACACACTGAGTAGATTGAAACGTGCTTCGGCAGTACTTGGTCACGATAATATCTCTATCACTAATGACGGTAAGGGTATTAAACTGACTGTAGTAGACAATGACGATGCCACCTCTAACAGTTTCTTCTGTTATGTCGAAGGTGAGTTTGAAGAAGGAGTTGATTTCAACTTCATTATGAACGTCAATAACCTGAAGATTGTGAACGAAGACTTTGATGTTGGTATCAGTTCTAAACTGATCTCTAACTTCGTAAGTAAGCAGTCCCCAATCGAATACTTTATAGCACTTGAAAAATCATCAACTTATGGGAAATAGTAATATGTCAGAATCAAAGAACAAAGAAACAAAAGAAGCAGTACTGGACGAACGTTACGTTGTATTGGCAGACCTTGCCAACCGCGTGTCACGATCAACTGTTGCAGTAATCGACACCGTTGTACAACGTGGTGGGTTTAAGGGCGAAGAGTTGTCTACTATCGGGCAGTTGAGAGACCAAGCAATTGAGTCTATCCAATTGGTCGAAAACATTCAGAATGATGCCTAACCTTGTTGGAGGAATATATGTTTAAGAATTACTTACCAGACGTTGTATTCCATCTTCGTGAACCTGATCTATCTGCGACAATGGATGTCGCTAACCCATTCAAGTGGGTTCGTAAGACTACTGCTGAATTGATGGGAGGTAAGAGGGTAATTATCTTTGGACTTCCGGGTGCGTTCACACCGACTTGTTCTAACGAACAGTTGCCGTCTTACGAAGAGATGTACGAAGATTTCATGGATCAAGGTATTGATGAGATCTATTGTACCTCTGTTAATGATGCCTTTGCTATGTTCCAATGGGCAAAGCAACTGGGTATTCAAAACGTCAAGATGTTACCAGACGGTAACGGAGAGTTTGCGGAAGGACTTGGTTATCTTGTAAAGAAGAACAACCTTGGTTTCGGTAAGCGATCATGGAGATACGCATTGCTCGTAGAAGATCTATCTGTCGAGCGATGGTTTGAGGAAGAGGGTATTAGTGAGAACTGTCCATCAGATCCTTACATGGTATCTCGACCAGAGAATGTTTTGGACAAACTCCGAGACTAACTTACGAAGACCCCCGAAAGGGGGTTCTTTTATTGGACATATTATGAATACTTATTTGAAGAGCAAGTTACATGGCGCAACTGTTACTCATTCAGAACTACACTATGATGGTTCTGTCGCAATAGATGAAACCCTTCTGAACCTTGCCGATATCGCAGAGTTCGAACAACTCGATGTATACAACGTGACTAATGGTCAGCGTTGGACAACATATGCTTTAAAGGCAGAACCTAACTCTGGTATCATTTCTGTGAATGGCGCAGGGGCACGTCTGTGTCAAGTAGGAGATACCGTGATCATATGTTGCTATGAGATTGGCAGTATGCCGTTTGCTATGCCTAAACTAATTTACCTGACAGGAGAAAATAAGATCGATAGAGTAACAAATACCATTGACAAACAGATGTCGGATGTGGTATAATACCTTATATTAAATATGGAGTACTAAATGAGTAATGAATTCCTCTGGGTCGAGAAGTACAGACCCCAACGTGTAGCAGACACTATTCTGCCATCCGAACTAAAGAACACATTCCAGAAGATCGTAGATGGTGGAGAGATCCCCAATATGTTATTCTCTGGTACCGCAGGTACAGGCAAGACTACTGTCGCACGAGCAATCTGTGAAGAGTTAGGTCTTGACTATATCGTCATCAACGGATCCGAAGAAGGTAACATTGATACCCTTCGTGGTAAGATCAAACAGTTTGCTTCGTCCGTGTCCCTCTCTGGTGGTTACAAGGTTGTAATCCTAGATGAGGCAGACTACCTTAACCCCCAGTCAACCCAACCTGCTCTTCGTGGATTCATCGAAGAGTTTAGTAACAACTGTCGATTCATCCTGACTTGTAACTTCAAGAACCGAGTGATCGAACCACTTCACTCTCGTTGTTCTAATTACGAGTTTAATTTCTCTAAGACTGTCTTGTCGCAATTGTGCGGTGACTTCATGGGTCGTATGCAGACCATCCTCACTGGAGAGGGTGTATCATTCAATCCCCAGACACTAGCAAGTCTGATTATGAAACACGCTCCTGATTGGAGACGTGTCCTTAATGAATGTCAACGTTACTCTATCTCAGGTCAATTGGAAACTACAGTTATCATAACTGACGCTAATGAGAACTACAGTTTACTTTTCAAAGCATTGAAGGGCAAAGACTTTAAGAAGATGCGGAGTTGGGTTGTTAATAATATGGACGTGGAACCTGCTTCCGTGTTCCGTGGTATCTATGATGCCATGAATGAGTTTGTACAACCACAGAGTATCCCTCAGTTGGTTCTCATTCTCGCAGACTATCAGTACAAGAACTCGTTCGTGGCAGATCACGAACTTAACTTAGTTGCCTGTATGACTGAGATCATGGCAAACGTAGAGGTAATATAATGTATCAAGATGACGTAGAATTATTTATGAAACAAGGGTTACAAGACTATCCAGTGGTGTCGTGTTTAGATGTCCCCACAATAACAGATGACGTTGACCCACAGATCGGACTGTATATGGACTTGATCACCGAAGAGTACCACGAGTTGAAAGAAGCATATAAGGATCAGGATGTTGTTGAAGTTGCGGACGCACTAGCAGACATGGTGTGGGTGATCATGGGAATGGCATCGACTCTAGGTATGGACTTCAATGATATCTGGGAAGAAGTTAAGCGTTCCAATATGTCTAAGTTCACCAACAACATTATCATCCGTGATGGTAAGACTGGTAAGATCCTCAAACCATCTACCTTCAGTGAACCTAACTTGGCACCTATCCTTGGTCTCTAAGATATCACACTCTCCTGTACAACAGGACGAGATAACCAAGTCACTGTCAGAGGCATTCGAATATGCCTTTGATGGTGTCTCTGAGTTTACCGTTCCTGATATGCCTGACATATGTGGATCCTTTAACATAGGACTCATAGTCGGGCCATCTGGTTCAGGTAAGTCTACATTGCTCAAGAGGTTTGGACAAGAAGTGTTTCCTTCTTGGTTTGATGATAAGTGTATTGCTTCTCATTTTGATAACGAGGATGATGCGACTACATTGATGGGCGCGGTTGGTCTCAACTCAGTTCCTACATGGTTTAGACCTTATCATGTATTGTCTGTTGGTGAGCAATACCGTGCTAACCTTTCGCGTAGACTAGTGAATGATGCGGTGATCGATGAGTTCACTTCGGTGGTCAATAGATCGGTTGCTAAGTCATGTGCCAATTCGGTTGCCAAACATATTCGTAGAGAAGGTATTAAGAACGTGGTCTTCTCTTCTTGTCACTATGACATCGAAGAATGGTTACAACCCGATTGGGTATTCGATACTGCGACAGGTGAGATCACCTATAGGGGGTCACTTCATCGACCAATTAGGAGACCCGAAATCAAGTTGGACATTGTTCCATGTAGGGTCGAAGCGTGGACAGCGTTCAAAGACCATCACTATCTAACACAAGATATAAATAGTTCTGCCAAGCATTGGTTGTGTTGGTGGGAAGATACAGTAGTAGGGTTTGCGAGTGCTATACCATTTCCCAGTGGAACAGTTAAGAACGCATTCCGAGGACACAGGACAGTAGTTCTACCTGACTACCAAGGATTGGGTATAGGTGTTAGACTCAGTGATGCTATCGCAGAGTTACACCACGAAGAAGGTAAGAGATACTTTAGTAAGACTGCCCATCCTCGTATGGGAAAGTACAGGAATGAGTCTAGTCTTTGGAAAGCGACTAGTAAGAATATGAGTGAGAGGGCAGACATACCCTCTGACAACCTTGAAGACAGAAAGTGGATAGCACGAAAGTGCTTCTCCTACTCACATGAGTATATTGGTAATGAATAAGTGGAATGAAGCACATATGCGCACCGCAGAGAACTATGCGACACTCTCTTCGGCAGTGCGACTAAAGGTGGGATGTGTTATCGTAAAGGATAACCGTATCATCTCAATAGGATACAATGGTATGCCTAGTGGGTGGGACAACACCTGCGAACATGAAGTGAAGACCGGAAACACAGGTCACTGGATAAACCTAGTCACTAAGGACGAAGTTCTACACGCAGAAGCAAATGCGATAACAAAGGTTGCTATGTCCTCCGAATCATGTTATAATGGAGACATATACACAACTACTGCGCCTTGCTTAGAATGCGCCAAGTTGATATATCAAAGCGGTATTAGTAATGTATTCTATCGTACTCCGCACTTGCGCAGTACTGATGGGATTGAATTCCTTGAGAAATGTAACATCCCAGTGAGCGTAATATGACTACCAAGAAGACCGCAACACTTTCGCCCTTTGATTTCCTCAAGAGTATCAACGATACTAAGAAGGACATCATGGAGTTAGCAGAAGACGAGAAGAAGTATGTCTCGTTTGTAGTAAACAGAAGTCTCTCATACTTCCCAGACACAGTATTACTGGCAAATGAGATGAACCGATACCACCATATCGACAGTAAGTTACAATATCAGTTTCTTATAAATATAGTTAGGAAGCGGAAACGTTTCTCTAAATGGGTCAAACCTGAAGTAGAGAATGATATTGAATCGGTGAAAGAATACTATGGATATAGTAATGACAAAGCACGTCAAGTACTCCCCCTTCTTTCTACCGACCAACTAACTGTAATAAGAGATAAGGTGAATAAAGGTGGAAGAAAGTAACTTAGTAGAATGGAACTCTGGACTCATGTTAGAGATTACTCTAGCAGAACCCGATGACTTCTTAAAGGTCAAAGAGACACTAACAAGGATTGGTATCGCATCTAGACGTGATAACAAACTCTTTCAATCGTGTCATATCCTACACAAGCAAGGTCGGTACTTCATTGTACACTTCAAAGAATTGTTTATGTTGGATGGTAAGAAGTCTAATCTAGAAGTAGGTGACGTGCAACGTAGAAATACAATTGCTACCTTACTACAGGACTGGGGTTTAGTTGAGATACAGAATGGTGAGACTGCCAAAGATTGCGCACCTATGCGCACAATCAAGATCATAGGTTTCAAAGAGAAAGATCAGTGGGAGTTATGCCCTAAGTATAATATTGGCAACAAGTGAGACGTTTATGTACGATATATTTAAAGATAGAGAAGACGATCTAGCAGATAAGCAATTCTTCTTCGGTAAACTTCCTTTGGAAGTAAGTGACGTGTACGACTGGAACAGACATATGGAGTTGCTTAATACGCACCCCGATAAGTTGATTGATTCCAATACCAACAAGTTCAGGATAGGGTTGAATTGCTTTCACGAGAGACCTTCTGCTCCTGACTTCGCACGTCATATCGAAAGCGAGATGCAAGAAGTATTCTCTATGCACAACGATAATGGTGGATCCATTACCAACATTGCCTTTACTGGCATAGGTAAGAACTCTGACTCATACCCTTGGCACAACGATACGATGGACGTATTTCTAGTTCAGGTGTTGGCAAGCGTGGAGATGAGAGTAGAAGGACACAACGATAACGAACCGTTCTGGTTCAATCCCGGTGATTATGTGTGGTTACCTCGTGGCACACACCACCAGATAATACCGCACGACAGTAGAGTCTCGTTTAGTTTTGGTGTTGAGGGTTCGCCTGACCCTGCGACTTACTTCTAATACGGTATTACATTTAGTTATATGCGGTATTAGATACATACCAAAGAGACATGGTGCTATAAATAATGGTGTAAGCAGAATGGTCTGTTTACTAACTGAGAGAACAAAGTAATGAAGAGCAAGATTGATCGCAGAGTCGAGAGATTCAGCACACCTATAGTAACAGTAATATTTTTCTACGCAATGGTATTGGCACTGATACCACTAGTATAAGTAGTATTGAATGGAGGGGCAGTATATGTCCCTCAAACCTTTAAGGAATTTGTAATGAACCTCATATATCAGTACTGGGATGGCCCAGTTAGAGAATCCTGCCAAGCAGGTGTTAATGCTATGAAGAAGTATGCCAAGTCTATTGGTGCTGAGTACCTCTTCGAAGAGAATCCTAATTGGTTGCGTTCTACTTTCAATTACGACTTCGGTAACTACTCCCCTCACTACGGTGCGTTCAAACCAGTTTATGACAAGTCCTTCGACAAGTATGATAAGATCATGTTTGTGGATACGGATGTATTTCCTGTGGATGGTCTAAAAGAAAACATCTTTGATGAGTTCACTGGTGAGATTGGTATCTGTACAGAACCCGAACAGTCTCGTATCCGTACCATTACTCGTGGGCGTATCACACATGATACGGACGAACGATGGGGCGAGATGCTGAAGAATATGTTCAACACACAAGTACCTCGTGATCGCTATGGTATTATCGCATACAACACTGGAGTTGTCTTGTATTCAAAAGAAGGACGAGTCAAGGCACGAGAGAAGTTTCAAGACTTCAAACAATATGTCGATACTGTAAGGAATATGGGATTGGATAGTTTCTATACTTGTGACCAACCTTACCTTCATGCCCAGATGTTTATCCATGATATGGATGTACAGGATATGGACAATGGATGGAACTCCTATGTACACTATGCTAAGATCAAGGGCAACCCTGAACTAGACTTGTGTGACTGGAGAACCAAAGATACCAAGATGGTACACGTCCAGTTGATGGGTGCTGATAGTAAAGATACAGCATGGCATTGGAACATAGTCAATATGCCTCAGAATATGTGGAACCTAGATTAGTGATAGCATACCAGATTGTAATCAGGGGAAATGAAATCTCCGAAGCATATGCCAAGATCTCCCTAGAGTCTTTCCAACCTCTTGTAGTCGCAGGTGTTATTTCTGAAATAAGAACCTTCGACGCGATAACCCCTGAGTCTGATAACTACCAAGAACACTTGGATAAGTACACTTGGGCGAAGTCACTTATGAGAGCAGATGTTCTGAGTGGAAACACCAAGGAGATGCATTCTCCCACAGAGATGGCAGGGATGTGTTCTCACTGGGAACTTATGCGTATGGCAAGCGAGGCAGACGAAGACTTCCTCGTACTAGAACATGACTCATACTTCAATGGAGACATAGGAAGGTTTAGACAACTATGCGAGATGGATGTTCTCTATCGCAACATAGGATTGTTCATGGGTTGTTATAGTCTAGAGAGTAAAACCGCAGGGTGGATGTATAACGCATTGACTAATGCTGAGTTTCCTATCAACTGTGGCCCGTACTGTACTCTTCAGAGATTGTTTGCCACATACACAACTAGGGTGTTGCACACCCATGACCCCGACCACCGAGGATATGCTACTACTGTCATCCATCCTTGGGCGAGTTGTAGAACTCTATACTTTGGTCGTAACGTACAGGTACCATTCAATAGATCAGATCAGCACGAAGACACTAACGAGTGGAAACTACCAAGCACTCAGGTGGTATCTAAGACTATGAAGGTCACCCAAGATCATCATAGTTACAAAGAAGAACACATAGAAAAACCTTGGACTAAGAATAAGAATCTCTTAGTTATTGAATAAAGTACTTGCTTTATCAGATTACCTATGGTATAATGGTACCCTATTGAGCAATAGAGTTATATTATGAAGTACAAAGATCTAAAGACTCCTCTGAGATATCCCGGTGGTAAGACTCGCGCAGTCAAGTTTCTATATGACGCGCCACAGATGCCTACTCGCAAGATCAAAGAATACCGTGAACCATTCCTTGGGGGTGGTTCTCCTGCTATCGCATTCTCCAAAGCAAACCCAGACACACCAGTGTGGGTCAACGACAAGTACTACAACCTGTACTGCTTCTGGACTACCCTACAGAAAGAAGGTCAAAGACTCGCAGACAAGTTAACTGATGTTAAGAACGAGTTGATGGATGCCGAAGATCCCCTTCAGTCTCACCTTGGTTACTATAAGGTTATGCGTGAAGGTCTTGCTACAGCGACAGATCCATTTGAGATCGCGTGGATGTTCTATATTATGAATCGTTGTTCGTTCTCTGGTCTAGGTGAGTCTACTGGTTCGTTCAGTAAACTTGCGTGTTTCGATAAGTTCAAGCACAGTATAATCAGTAAACTACCAATGTATGCCGCTATAATGAAGAACTGGAAGATCACCAACCTAGACTATGCTGAAGTACTGGAGGGTGCCGACCAAGATACATTCATCTTCGCAGATCCTCCATACGATATCAAGTCATTTATCTATGGCAATGGTGGAGATATGCACGACTCGTTCTGCCACAAGAGATTCCACGATGACATGACCGCATCTAGTGGAATGACTATGATTACCTACAACAGTAATGATCAACTCAAACAGGCATATAGTGAGTGGGATCAAATGGAATGGGACTTGACCTATACTATGAACTCGACTCCTAAGTATGGTAAAGAACAAGCAATGCGTAAAGAACTACTACTCCGCAACTACTCCTATCCCAACACCAATACCTTGGACGGATTCTTTAGTTGACAGGTGGTGTCGAATCTGTTATAATACCTACATATAATATCAAATACCGAGTGAATATATGACCGAATTTTATACGTCCGTGAATCGCGCAGGTAACTCTATCCTGTACCGTGGATACAAAGACGGCAAGTCCGTCAAGGTAAAAGTACCTTTCAAACCCACAATGTATGTTACCTCCCAGACCGCACCTAAGTCTGGATGGACTGCGTTGGATGGCACACCTGTAGAACCAGTGACCTTCGACACTATGAAGGAAGCAACCGAGTTCAACAAGATGTACGATAATGTTGCCAACTTCAAGGTCTATGGTAATGCCAACTATCAAGCACAGTTCATTGCCGAGGTCTTTCCTAACAAAGTTCCCTATGATGTTTCCCTAATCAAGACTTGTACCATCGATATCGAGGTGGCATCCGATGAAGGATTCCCCGAACCTCGCGAAGCAAAGTATCCTGTCATCTCTATTGCTATGTCAACCAACGATGGTGACTACTTTGTATGGGGTCTCAACGACTATATTGTTACTCGCGATGATGTTGTTTTCATTAAATGTTCTTCCGAAGAAGATCTACTGATGAAGTGGATCGATCACTGGCAACACCATTATCCAGATGTCATCACTGGTTGGAACAGCATGGGATTCGATATACCTTATATGGTCAATCGTATACGATCCAAGTTCGGTGAGACTACGGTCAAACGTCTGTCTCCGTGGGGTATGATTAGCGAACGCAACCATACTAACTTCGGTCAACCGACCCAGACTTATATCCTTGGCGGTATCGAGCATCTTGATTACATGGAGATCTACAAGAAGTTCACCTACAAGTTACAGGAGTCTTACCGTCTTGACCACATCGCCTTTGTGGAACTTGGCGAGAACAAACTCTCCTATGAAGAGCATGGCAACCTCCATACTCTATACAAGGAAGACTACCAGAAGTTCATCGACTACAACATCAAAGATGTGGAGTTGGTCGAGAACCTCGACAAGAAGTTAGATCTGATCTCCCTAGTGTTGACTATGGCATATCGTGGCGGTTGTAACTACAGCGAGACGTTAGGTACCGTGGCAATCTGGGACTCGATCATCTTCCGTCTGCTGAACAAGCAGAAGGTTGCCGTACCCCCGAAGGTAGAGAAACCCAAGACCTCGTTTCCCGGTGGTTATGTTAAAGAACCACAGGTTGGATCTCACGACTGGGTAACATCCTTTGACTTGAACTCTCTGTATCCTATGATCATTGTCCAGAACAATATGTCACCCGAAACTGTGATCGATGGTATCGAGTATGGCGTGTCCGTGGATAGTTTCCTTGATGGAGACAGCATGGTTAATCAGGGTGGTTACTCTTTGGCACCGACTGGTGTTAGGTTCTCCCATAATAAGGTTGGTGTGATTCCTACTATCATTAGTGAGTACTATGCCGAGCGTAGATTGATCAAGCAAGAGATGCTCAAGACCGAGCAGTTACACCAAGACAATCCTAGCAAGGAACTTGAGTACAAGATCACATCCCTCAACAACCAACAGATGGCAATCAAGATTCTTATGAACTCCCTCTATGGTGCGTTGGGTAACCGATGGTTCCGTTACTTTGATCAACGTGTTGCCGAATCTATTACACTCGCAGGTCAGTTGGCAATCAAGTGGGCAGAACGTGCCGTCAACAATGAGATGCAGAAACTTCTCAAGACAGACGAGGACTATGTTGTCGCGATTGATACTGACTCCGTGTATATCCGTATGGGCGCATTGGTTGATCAGTTCTCCCCCAAGGATCCAGTCAAGTTCCTAGACAAGATCTGCTCCGAACACTTCGAGAAGATCCTCGTGTCTGCCTACTCTGATATGGCAGAGGTGACTGGTGCCTACGTCAACCGTATGGAGATGGGTCGAGAGGTTATTGCCTCGCGTGGTATCTGGACTGCGAAGAAACGTTACATCCTATCCGTCCACAATAACGAGGGTGTCCAGTACAGCGAACCCAAACTCAAGATGATGGGTATCGAAGCAATCAAGTCTTCGACTCCTATGGTCTGCCGCGACAACTTCAAGGATATCTTCAAGTTGATCATCGAAGGATCCGAACTCGACATCCAGAACTTTATCAAGGACTTCAGGTCTAGGTTCCGACAGTTGCCGCCCGAAGACGTATCGTTCCCTCGTGGCATCAATGATATCAAGAAGTGGTATGACCGCAAGACTGTGTTCAAGAAGTCTACCCCGATCCATTGTCGAGGTGCGTTGTTCTTCAACAAGGCAATCAAAGACGCAGGTTTAAAGAAGTACGAACCTATCAAGAATGGCGAGAAGATCAAGTTCGTGTACATGAAGATGCCCAATCCGATGAAGTCTAACGTGTTCGCATTTCCTATGCGACTGCCGCCTGAGTTAGGTATGCACAAGTATGTTGACTATGACTTTATGTTCGACAAGACATTCCTTGATCCATTGACCCCTATCCTAGATGCCGTTGGATGGGATGCCGAACCGCAAGCATCACTAGAGGATTTCTTCGGATGATTTCTTCTCTTGACAAGGGCATACTTAGTGTGTTATAATAGTACCTATGATTAAATACGAACTAACAATATTTCAGTCTCAGTTTGACAACAAGACTCACCGCAAGGTTGCTGTACAATCTTGGGGTGAGTTCGTTGGTCTGCTAGAAGGACTGTCTAAGAATAAAGGTGAGAAAGGTGGTAGAAATTCTAGTCCTCTTATTACTCCTGCTATGTTTGAGTCTGGTA